TACCGCTAAAGGGATTTTCTGCCGTTATTCTAGGATCTTTTATATATTTTTGTACCAATTGTTTGACATATGTTCTTTCGCTATTAACTCCACCATCGTTATCAAAATTAGGATAAATTGCGCTTTCGGCAATTTCTTCTAAATTAAATCCGTCCACTAATAATTCTGTCATTTCTACAGACGCTCTAGTTGATAGAAAGTTAGTAAGTTTAGAATCTTCTTTTTTAATATTTATACGTGTATGAGCACAAATCTCCAAAATGTTTTCTAGTATAGATATTTTAGATGTGTCACTTATATTAAATCGTTCAGTTAATAATTTTAATTCTTCTTCAATTTTCAATGGATTCATTTCAATTTTAACCGAAAATCTATTAAGTAATGCTCTATCCATTACCCTAGTAGATGTGTATTCATTACCTATATTAGCCGTGGCAATAAAACTTACATTTTTAGCTACCTTGACCGTTTCTACATTGGATTTTTCGTCTAACCTCAGATATCTTTGAAGATCATCTAATACCGTCATTAAAATGTTCCATGCATCAGGATGAGCTCTGCTTATTTCATCTAATAAGATGATTGCGCCTTCAGTTCTAATTGCAGATACAAATGCGCTTTCATTAAAAACTGTTCCTGTGTTTTTGTCGAATTGGGTATTTCCTATCAAACTACATCTCGCATCTTGTGTGCTTCCCAAATTAAAATAAAAAAATTTATCGATTTTCTTTAAGGCTTTTGCAGCGCTAATAGCGGCCAATGATTTTCCACATCCTGTGGGTCCTACGATTAAGATATTTTTTCCACGTAAAACATTTCTTATCAAATATTTCCATTTCAAATCATCAATAATGAGTTCGGATGGTTTTATGTCTTTACACGAATTTATTATTTTTTTAATGTCGTTATTCACGATAACACTGTATCACCGACGGGTATCAGTGTCAATTTTTAAAAATTATAATTTACTTACTTTTAATTTTATGTGCGGGTAGATTTAATTCTTTGCCTTTTCCACCTTTTAAAACGTGTTTCTTTTCGACTTTACTCTGTTTAGGATATGTGTATTTAACTTTCTCGCCTTCACTTGGGTGTTCCGATTGTTTATTTACCTTGTTTACTTCTTTCATAGGTTGATTCGGTAAATCTTCTTCATTTACTACTTGATTTTCTTTATAGTCTTTTTGTTCGTTTTTCTTATCATTCAAAGATTTAATAGGATTTTGTTTGGTTTCAGGAAGTTCCGATCCTTTTACCTGATCATTTGTTTGTTCTGCGGATTTATTATAAGCTTTTTGAACGTAGTTGCCTTTTTCGTTTAATTTTTCTTTTACGAACTTTTTTAATTCATCTAAACTGTCATTCATATGTCTGGTTCTGTCGGTCCCATCTTTCGTATGAATTATATCATATGAATCCATATAATTTGGTCGAATGTGAAAATAATGCGGGAAACATCCAGAAATTTCGTATCCGCCGAGTTTACTTGGTTTCACACAATAATCTTTGCTATATTCTTTAACTACCTTATCTAAAGCGACCATGGATTCCTCAATGGATTTCTGAGTTTCCAATTTAATTTCTTCAATTGATTCTTTAATCAATGATGTTAGAATTTTTCTTTTAGACTCTTCTAATTTAGAAAGTTCCTTTTCCGCATCCAATTCGTGTTTTTTTACATATCCATCGGATCCCAGATACACATAACCTTTATCTTTAGCGACTTGATCAGCAAATGTCAAAATTTCTTCTTGAACGGATTCCGCTTGAGCGACATCTTTGATATGAGAATAAATTATATTAGATATATCATCATGATCCAAATATGTTTCGTTTTCATTAAATAGTTTTTCGACCTCGGATTTTATAGTATCTACCATAGATTCAAGATGTGCTGGATTCATCTCGTTCAAAACTTCTTGTATCAACGACTTTAACTCAGAAATATTCATATATTATAAATATCATATAAAAAAAGAATCGTTAATATTATTTTCGACATCAAAAGTCTGTATTTCGTCGGAATAAGTAGAAAGTTTTGGATATGGTAAAATTGGATGTTTTAGAGATTTTTTTAATTTTTTGTTTAAAATCTTATTGGATATAAATTTTATATATCTGTGTTTAGAACTTTCTTTCTTTCTCCAAAAAGTTTTACCTATTCTTTTTTTGAGATGTTCAATATTATGACTGCCCCACTTGGAAAACACCGTTCGACTGTGAATCCATTTATAATTTGGAGGACCATCTAAACTTATGCTATAATTAGGCATTAAACACAAACTATTGTTGCCTTGATATAAAAAGCCTGTAGCTTGATATATGATTCCTGAGTGATTTACTTCTGAATCCGAATAACTTACCACCGATTTTATATGTGGAAAATCTTTATTTAATTGTTTAAAAGATTCTGCAATACAATAACTTTCTATATTTTTACCATATCCGTCATGAATAAACAGTCTTACCAATTCAAATACTTCGTCTTTTGATAATAAATCGGATAATGAACTCGACACACTTCTTCCTACAGGTTGACTATAAACCACGCAACCAATTAATTTATCTACTGTGTCGTTAAAATATAAAAACTTCTCTTCAGTTTTATAAAAAATACCGTATGCTATCCTGCATAACGTCCATTTATGAGTATAATGGTTTTTTATAATAATATCTTTTGCTACTTTGCTGCTTATTGGTTTTAAATAAACTTTTTCAACATCACAATATTTTTCCATTAATATATGATGATGAAATAAACGAAAAGGTCAATTTTATTTAATTTTTAAACTTCCTATATAACCGTTATTATGAGTTTTTATCGCATTACACTCTACTAAGAATGTGTTTCCGTTGTCTCCAACCATTCTATAAGTATCTTGATACATTCTTCCATCCGTTACACAATCGTTCCAATGATCTACAACCCTTTCTCGATCTTCTTCATGTATTACGTTTTTCCAACCGTGTTCTAAAAAATAACTAATATCATGTTTAAATAATTTTGTGTATGCCGAATTTACCCATATACATTTTCCGTCATCAGAACTTTCAAAAATAGGCTCTTCTCTGTTATCCAAAATCCATCTCTGTCTGTGAAATATTTTTTCTGTAATTTGTGTGTTAATCGCCATCTGTTCGGACAAATGATTTATTTTATCTTTTATAGAGCCACCGCCGTTAGGTATAACTTCTTTGAAAATAACGTCTAGTTTATTTTGAAACGATAATAATTTTTCATACTGTTTTTTTATCCATGTAATTATCCACGTAATCGTTTTATAAAGAGTACCTATCAACCCCAGTATTAGTATAGTGATCTGTAAATTGTTTTCGATATCCATATATCAATTATAAATATAATTAATTTTTATAAAAGTTAAAAATGATTTACCTTATAGGGCAAAATCCACCGTCGCATTCTATTCCTTGAATAAGTTCTCCTGTAATAACTGTGTTAAAAATTCTGTGTTTTATTTTTTCCGTTCCACGGATATATTCTTCCTCTGTAATTTCTTGATAAGGAGCTTGTTTGAAACCATGTTCTTTGTGTAATAAAAAACTTACACTTTTAATGTTTTGTTTATAATTTTCAGATAACCACTTTTTTAATTTTTCTAATTCTTCCGATTTATAATAAGCCGTAACACTAACTGCATTGTCACTCCAAATCGATTGCAATTTCTTTACCATTTCCAATTGTTCGATTACGTTCATTTCTTTAGCGAGAATAGCGCCTTCTGGAGTTTTACATGGAAAATATACAACTACCGTGTCGTGATTTTCTGATCCATCAAGGTTTAACAAATATTCCACGTGATATCCGGAATCTTTACATATTTTTACTAATTTATCGCTAGAAGACATCCGGATGGTTCTCATGTAATATTTACTATATGACGGATGAATTCCAGGAGTGGCGCCTCCTAAAAGAGACAATGTGCCACTTGGTTTTATGGTGGTAAGTTTTATACTTTCAGGCCAACCTTTTTGTTTGCTCCATTCTCTATCAAATTTTCTCAACATTACATAAACTTTATCTAACCATTCTATTTTATTTAGTGATTGACAAATTCCTGTCACACCTAATCCCAACCTCATATTTTTATGAACAATTTTATTAGTTTCGTCGTGGATAAAAGGAAGTGCAGCGATGGCTTTTTGAGTCTTATACAGTAATTTTGCACAATCAAAAAGTTCTTCTTGACTATCTATGTTGTTCAAATATAATTCAGATAAATTGCAACATTCATAGCTAGATAAAGAAATTTCTGAACAAGGGTTAGTGCCTATGACATTATCGACGTCAGTAGGATACATTTCGTTTCCCTTTAACGGTCCATCTTTTAATCTTCCATACGTCTGAGATAATGGCAAATTAAACAATCCATAAGGTTCTCCATTTGCATATCCTGTTTCTTTGTTTACTATATATCCATTTTTCCACACTTCTTCCATTATATGTTCAAATTCATCAACATATATAGTGTTATTGCTCATAGCTCGCCAGTTTGGGATATTCCCACTAGACCAATTTTTTGCTCTTAAATACAAAATATCATCAGGATCACCTAAAGCGATTTCAGCACTTCTTCTTACGTTTCCAGCCACTACTATACTTCCAATAATATTACATACATCTAACACATCTACGCTTCTTAATTTTTTTCCTTCTCGATTTTGAAAAATAGTTTTTATTTTTTCTATACCTTCTACTAAAATTGCGGGCCCACTAGCTTTTCCACCAAAACCGTTAATAGGTTCGCCGGCTCCTCTAATTAATATGGTGGAATAATTAAATGATTTTCCGGTTTCGTAGAACGATTTTAAAACGTATTCCAATAGTTTAACCCATCCTTCTCGAGTATCAGGAACAATAAAATCCGCATCTTTAGTTAATTTGTGAATTACATTTACTCCTTTTTTAATTTTTGGAAGCTCGTGAACATCTTCTCGTCTAATGCTATAACCTACGCCGCCACCAAGCATTAAATTTTCAAACAAAAACGTAAACGCTTTTGGTTCATTAATACTTACATACCAACAATTCAATAAACTATTTGCGCCAAATCTATCAACTGTAGATGTTCCTAACTGCCATAACATTCTGCCTGCAAAATTGCATTTTAAATTAAAAATTAAATCAAACAGTCTCTGTGCTTCTTCTTTTGTGTAGCTCGCTCCGAGTTTTTGAGCCCCGTTTATACAACGAGCCACTGTCTCATGCCACTCTTCGGTGTTTCCATCATCTTTAGTTCTGGCATAAGTTCTTTTGTATACGATATATCCTAGTCCGTTAAATCCCCAGTTAGGTTGTTTGTTCTTATAATTTTCCAAAAAATCTTTTTCAATAATCTCATTCATAAAATACGTCTGTAAAAAATAAATATTTTGTTTTTTTTAAAACTTTTAAAATACCATAAAATTTTAAAAATAAATTCTGTTCGTTTTTATTTTTTCTTACTATGATCTTTAATTGTCATCATCTTCACTATCCATGTGCGATTTCCATTTACTTGCCATCATTCTTTTAACTACATTTTCACCTTCGTTCATTTCTTGAATAGCGGCGATACCATCTCTCGATTTCTCATCGAAAATTTGAATATCTCCACAGCCTGCGTTCATTCGGCTTGGAAAAGTCATTCCATCTGGACCAAAACGATTCTTGATAATATGAAATCTTGCGGTATTACTCACTTTGTCGTTTACTTTTCTAGAAAGACTCATGACAAAATCCGCCGTCATTATTTTTCTGTAGCTATCGCTGATGTTATTGGCTTGAATAATATCTTCATCCATTGCCGCTCTATTGCTTTGTGATGCGGTCCAGATTGGTATTTGCAATTCTCCCGCAATGCTTCTTAATTCTTCATATATTCCGCCCGCCTCACTATAACTATTAGAGTTCTTATCGGAAGAAGTTGGCTTTAAAATATCAGCATAATCTACAATTATCATGTCGATCTTGGTCCCTAAAGTTTGAATTCTTTCAGTATGAATTTTAAGACTGTGTGCGCTGACTGTTTTTAGTGGAAAATATTTGATTATTAATTTTCCAGGAATATTTGAAATTTTATCTTTAACAACATTTACGTTATTTCTAATATTTTGAAAGTCTATACCTGTAAAACAACTATCATATCTAAGCCCCACGTAGTTTTCATTTAATTCTAGAGTAAAATGTAACACGTTTTTTCCATTCTTCATTGCTTCTGCGCCGATTTTTGCTAATACCCAACTTTTACCACTGCCTGCACATGCCGTTATCACTCCTAACTCTCCTGAAGCTAATCCTCCATCCATTATAGCATCGACTACTTCCCACGGAGTTCTCATCGTGTTTCTTGCCATTACACTCATACGATTGTCTATATCGATCATATAATCATGTCCGATGTTTCTTTCCATGCCTGCTTTCAACGCTTCTTGAACTACATGCGAAATTCTATCATAATGGCCTATTTTAATCAATTCGACGCTACTAAGAATAGCATTTTTCATTTTTTGATTTTTACAAAATTCTAAATACTGTTCCTTCACATATTTTATATCGCTCTCGCTTATTTTTTGATATACTAACTTTAGTTGGTCGACTACTGTTTTTTTAAGCAATTCAGTTTCGATTGTATCTACTTGAACTTTAAAAGCTGTCATCGTAGGTAAATCTTTATATTTTATAAAATATTCTACAATAGTTTTTACTATCCATTGGTGAGCATCCATTTCAAAGCTATTGAAATCTACAATGTCGTATATTCTTTCTAAAAAAGTCTTATCGCTCAAAAGACTTGAAATACATTTTAATTGAAAGTCGTTTCCGTATTTTTTAAGGTTGTTTATTATTTGGTTTTCCATATGAAGGTATCAATATGTAATTACAATACTATTATAAAAACAAAAGACAATTTTTTTTATGTCGTTTTACTATTTATAGTTGAAATCGGATGTATGATCCGCTTTCTACAAAAAGAAAGATAAATTATGAATAATTATTACAATACTGTGGATGTAAATATCCTTGTTAAAGGAAATCCTGTCGCTACCTATTTTAAAGACGAAAAAACTTATATAGAAGCAAAAGATGGAAGCGAATATGAAATTCAAATAAAAAATAAAAATTTCAATCGAATACTTGCTTTAGCTAGTGTAGATGGTTTAGATGTTCTGACAGGCGAACCGTCTTCTAACGACGATGGTGGTTACGTTATAAATCCATATGACTCATTTAAAGTTAAAGGATTTAGATACAGTAATGAAAAGGTGGGTTCGTTTAAATTTGTAAGCAATAAAAAATCGTCCGTCTCGAATCAAATTTTAAAAAATTGTGGAACTATAGTCGTAAAAATTTTTTGCGATGCATCCGCTTACACGTATACTGCCACCAGTCCCACATTTGTTAAAAATTCAGAAACATGTAATTTTGATATAAATCACAATTTAAACGAAAATTGCAGATTTAACATGGGTTCTACGTGGGGTTCTTCAAAAGAAAGCAAAGTAACCTCCACAGACTTTGATCGAGGTTATATAATTCATTCATTTGAATTTCATTACGCGTCTAGAAATACGTTATTAGAAATGGGAGTAATAGGAAATTCAACTCCCAAAGTTTCTTTTCCTAAAGGTTTTATAAAATATGCCGTTCCACCCAAAGATTGGATAGGATAATAATGTTTATTTTATAAAATTATCTAGTTTAGTAAACACTTCGCTGAGCCATACATTTCCATTTGGAATATTATTCCAAATTTTATCCTCTCGCATTAACCCTATAAATTGCATTCTATTTAATCTAGAAATTTGAGAATCTATTATTTCGTTTATTCTTAATTGTGTAAAACTTTGAATCTGAGTGTCATTCAACTGCATTAAATCATAATTTCTTTGTGCAACAGATTTGTTGTCTAAAATGGTATCGTGCAACTTATATTTTCCCTTATGACTTTCACAGTAATTAAATATCTCATCCAAGCTATATCGATAATTATGTTCAAATATAGGAAAACACTTTTTTATAGTTTTTAATCCTGCTCCGTATATTCCATCAATATTATCACTCACATCGCCTTCTAATACTCTATAATTTATGAAATTTTCACAACTTATTCCATACTCAGATAAAATTTCCGCACAACCATAAAGTTTTTTCTTTGTGGAACTCCAAATTTTAACTCGATTACTTGCTAATTGTAAAAAGTCTTTATCAGAAGACATTATTGTAATATTACTGTCTTTAAATTTGTCTAATGACAAATATGCAATTACATCATCCGCCTCAACGTTATCTACACACAACACAGTTACAGGTAAGTTTTTTAAATAATCTACCGTTCTAATTAATTGTTTCTTTAAATTCTTTTCTTCGGTATCTGCATCGGCGTTATCTAAATAAGTTCTATTTATTCTGATTTTAGTTACCCGTTTATTTTTGTAATCGGGATAGATTTTTCTTCTTTTTTGACTTCCTCCTGAACCGTCAAAAACAATTACGCATTTTGTAGGGTTAAAAAGTTTGATGGCATATCCGATACTCTTTAAGAATCCGGATATGCCACCTGTGTGTATTCCATCTGCGTTCATATATGGTGATACGCAAAAACTTTTTATGAAAGTATTTAATCCATCAATTATTAATATATCCGACAGTTGATTTTTTTGTAATCCTGTTGTCGATGTTTCTTCATTTTTATTTACACTTTCAAATAAAGAATACAATTTTTTTTTATCTGAAGAATTAATACTTTCCATTTTTACTCCTCGTCAGATTCGTCCTCATTAGTATCTACAACTGTATCGTCAACAATTATACTGTTCGGGTCTTTATATTTCATTATTACAGACTCAGATATTTTATTATACAATTCTTCCTTAAACAAAGGATCTTTTGTCATCATATCAACCAAATCTTTAGATTGAAACTGAATTTCTTCTCCATTTACTTTAGTATATTTATAATAAGCGCCGGCTTGTTTTATTATGTTTTGTTCTTTTAATACTTTTAACCAGCTCGCATAATCCGCAATGCCACTATCAAAATAGATATCAAAACTTGCTTGTCGTTGTGGTGGCCCCATTCTATTTTTTACAACTTGTGCTTTGCATTCATTACCAATTACTTCTTCTCCCTTTTTAAGTTTTCCAGTATTATTAAGCCTCACTCTAACTGAACAATGATAGGCTAACGCCTTACCGCCACTTACAGTATATTTGTCTCCGAATGCCATCGCATTGAGATTTTGTCTTAATTGATTAGTGAAAACAATCAATACTTTTTGTCTACCAATCATGTTAGTAATTTTTCGCATTGCTTTACTAATAATAATTGATTTAGCCGTTGCAAATCCATCTTTGCCATGTTCGCTTTCTTGTTCAGTTTTAGTCGACGCAGCCGCCACAGAATCTACTATAATCGTAAGAATTCTATCTTTATTACTTTTTCTAACCACGGATATTAGTTTTTCCATCTGTTCAAAAATATCTTCTACCGTTTCGCATGGAGAATACGGAAGATTTTTTAAATCTACACCTAAGCTTTTCCAAAACTCAGGCGCGGCTGCATTCTCCGTATCGATAACTACTGCAATGCCACCTTTCTTTTGTGTATTTGCTACAATATGAGCAGAAATCAAACTTTTTCCCGTTCCTTCTAATCCGTTAAATTCTACCATTCTGCCAACAGGAAGTCCTCCGTTTGGACGATTACTTATCGCTAAATCTAACAAAGATGAACCTGTGGAAATCCAGTCGGATATTGTGGAAGGATCGTCTTGATCATCTAAGAAATATACTTTTTTTCCTTCTTTGGAATCTTTATTTAAAGCATCTGCTAATTCAGATACTAATTCGTCTCGGTCTTGTTTAGATTCAATTGTTGCGTTTTTTGTACTTTTATTTTTTGCCATAAAACTCCTTTTAAAAGGGGGGAGAGGCGAGTATTTCGCCTCTCCCCGTTAAGTTTACCAAATGTATATTAACTATTAAACAAATTATCAAATGCTTTGGTAACGTCTTCAACATTTGATTTTGCGGCGGTCGCGCTAGGCGATTTAGTAGTAGGATTTTTAGCTGCTTCAACTGCGGCCGTCTCTACCTCTTCGGCTGTAGGAACGGGTTCTTCAGTTCCGCCATTTTCGGCATCATTTGATGCCAACCAAGCTTCCATAACTGCCTTAAGCTCGTCATAACTAAGCTCAGGAAATATTTCAAGAAGATTTGGCTGACTGCTGATCATTGAAACCATTTCTTTATTATTTGGATCAACCGCTGGAGAAACGTTTGGCTTAACTCTGATAGCCGTCTCAGGATATTGTTTACCCGTCTCATTGGCCGTCTTAAACTCTACAACCACGTCACGTCCCTTAACTAGATCGGTAATGTCACCAAAATCTGGATCTGCGATGATTGCCAAAATCTCTTGGTATACATTCTTACCAAATCCCCAGAACTTAACACCTTCAAATTCTTGTCCACGGACAATTACTGGAGCAAAAGTTCTCATTTTTGGTTCAATTTTTCGACCAAACTTCCATTCCTCTTTATCTCCGCTTCTCTTTAGCTTATTGGAGAATTCTACAATAGGATCTGGTCGATTGAAAGAATCTGGACTCAAATAAGTTTTTCCGTTAAGTCCATAATGAAACTTCAATTCAATAAATGGGTTTTCAATATTGTGCTTGTAGGGAACGATTCGAATAACTTGTTTACCAGGTGATGGTTTCCAAATTAAATTGCTTTTGGTATTGTTTGAAAATGAGTTCAAACGACTCTTAATTTTTTCTATGTTTAATGGCATAATGTTATTTTTTAATTTTTAATTAGTAAATAAGTTAATTATTAACTACTCTGTTAAGTATTTTCTTATCACCAATAAATAGTATCGTATACTAGTATTCAATCAGTTGGAAGTTATTTTAACTAAAATTTTTTTAGAATAATTATATCTATAAAATTCACAGTTTAGATGTGAGATTATTTTTTTATGACGTGCTTCATCTTTTTCAGTTAGTTTACCGTTTTTATAATGCCTGGGTTCATCGTATTCTACCACAATATTTTTATCTTTGTCGTATCCATCAACCCAATATCCCAATTCTTTTATATAATACTCTCCACCATTCATTGCATGAATAAGATTCCATCCGTTTTTAATATTAAGTTCATCCAAATAACGGCACGCTTCTATATTAAAATTTGGAGCAGATTGTCCATTATATAATTGTTCTCGTCGTTTATTATGAGACATTCTTATTTTATTGCGTACTTCGTCTCGTTTAGCCGGATTTAATTCTCCTGTTCTTTTTCCTGAATTTGATCCGCTTATTTTTTTCTTAGCATCCTCTGTGTGATGTTTTCCAAAAAAAGGATGTCGTGTTCCTGATCGACCCATACATGGTGCATTATCTCCAGAATTTGATTGGCTTATTTTTTTCTTAGTATCTTCTGTGTGATGTTTTCCATACATCGGATGATTTTTTCCACAATTTTTTAAACTTATTTTATTTTTAGTTTCGTTTGATAATTTTTTACCAATTTTTATGTCACGCATTTTATTTTTAGACTCCACTGTATGTTTTTTACCGTACATGGGGTGTTTTTTTCCAGAAAAATCTCTACACGCCATACAATTTCCGTTTAATCGGCGTATCAAATCCGTCTTCAATCCGTAAAACATAAAGTTTTCACATTTTTTACAACGTCGGAAATATTTTCTTTTTGAATCGACTAAAATATATGGATAATTTTTTGTTCTGTCAAAATTAATATAATATTCGATTTCATTATATTTAATTTTGGTCATGTTAATTGACATAAAGCTTAATCGTAATTTATCATAATAAAATAACCGCGTAGATTATTTGGTTAATTGATTCACTATTTCTTTTTTAAAATCAATATATTTGTTGTTAATTTCTGGATATTTTTCAGCTATACTATTCCACTCAACATCTAATAACTTTATATTTTTATTATAGTTATCTAAATCTATGTTACCGATTGCGTGTACAACCGCATCTACAATTTTTTGTGTTTCGCTTATACCGGCTTTTATATCTATTCTTTTTTTTCTATCAATATAATTTGTTATTACATGTAACACTTTAGACTTCATTGCAAAATCTTTATCATCATACGGATTTATTTTTGTGGCTGGAAAAGTTCCATTTTTATCATCTTGCGAGTTTGTTGAATCGAATGGGTCACGGGGTTCATTTTCCAATCCTTGTAAATTCATTTCGTATAAAACTTCTTGTATCAACGATTTTAGTTCTTTTTTTTTCATGATATTTTTTAGTTATTTTCAAATTTTTATAATGTCAATTAGTTCAAGATTAATAGTTCGATAACCAATATCTGTGGTTATGATCAATGTGTTTTGAAATAAGTTCCAATCTATCTGATAATTTTTATCTAATCTTCCTCCGGTTTCTTCTTGAATAATTCTATTTAAAGAATTTAATGTGTAAAGTGTGTTTGTTTGTTTTTTTCTATGAATTGAAATTGTAGCAGGAAATTTTTTGTAAATTCCTTCGGAAAAAATATTGTAAGTCAAAATTATAGAGTCATCTTTTGATTTATCTTTAAAAATGAAAAATTTTTTATCCGATAAAGTATAGAAACTTTTTATGGTTGTTATTAATCCGACATACTCTTTAACATTAGAAAATGTACATAACAATTGAATTTTCATTTTCTAATTAAAAAAGTGTTGTTAGATTCGTCAAAAAATTGAGTGCCGATTAATTCTCCGTCTTGAGTATACCAACGTTTGTCTTTTTTATAAAAATTAAGTTTTTTCGCTTCTTCAATAGTATACGTTATTGACTCGTTAGTTAAAATCTTTTCTACATATTCTTCTTTAGCTTTTTCAATTTCTTTATCTGCCATCATAGATTTTACGTCAGGTGTCGAACCGGAAATAGGTATAGATGCTGGATCAGACGTGGGTGTAGAAACGTTTATGGTTGAAGAATCCGGATCGGCCGCTGGAGCTGCTGGAGCTGCTGGAGCTGCTGGAGCTGCTGGAGCTGCTGGAGCTGCTGGAGCTGCTGGAGCTGCTGGAGCTGCTGGAACT